CGTCGTGCCCGTGTTGGCCGCGAAGGCGAAGAGGTTGCTCTTGCGGAAGTGACGGAACCTGGCGTTGAGGGTGCTTATCGCCAAATCTTGAACGCTCTTGAAAGAAAGCAGGCCCTTCTTGGGACATCTGCCGACCCGACTGTTGCGCAGAGAGCGCAAGACTTAAGGCAACGTGGGTTGATGGTACGGGAGGCTACAAATCCTGACGGGGTTGTAAGTTATTACCGCGAATACCCAACTTCTTATGAGGCTCTGGACGACGTGCGTCGCAGGCTTGGAACGCAAGCCAAGTTTGGCGAGCCGACCACCGGATATGAGGCGCTGAAGACTGATCAGGCCGGGAACCTCTATGGCCGCATTCGCCAAATTCAAAGCGAATACATTGGCGAGCCTTTCGATCAAATGCAAAACATCTACGAGCGCGGAACTGCAGCCCTTCAGCCATTTGAAGGCAAAGCTGGTCAGGCTGCTGTTGGAATAGATTTGCGCGATCCTGAACAATACAAAAAATCTCCTGCTAATCTGGCAAACGCCATTTTTGGAAGCCGTCAGGGCGTTGACGATTTTCTTCGCCTGAGCGGTAACGACACTGCCACTCTTCAAAGAGAGGCGTCTAATTATGTTGCGCGCAATCTGCGGGGGATGCGCCCGGCGGAAGTTGAGACGTGGTTAAACTCGAAGAGCCAAGAGTTCCTTCGCCATCCGGCACTGCAAGATGTTTATGCGAGGGCGTCAGACTATTTTCAGAGAGTTCGGACGCAACAAGAGCTTGCAAGCCGTGGAGCTGCTTTTGGAGAAGCCGCGCCTAAAAGGGCGGAAGCTATCATCAAGGGCACGGAAAAAGTGACGGACAAAATACTTGGCGATGTCACCGCTGTCCCAAGAATTGAGGCTCTTATCAAGGGCGGAAAAGTTTCTGAGTGGGATCAAGTTGGTCCTATCCTTACCAGAACGCTAGAAGGGCGCGAGAACTTGGCGGCTGCGGTCAGCAACGTGATGGCGGCGGAAGCCCTTTCAAACAGGGCGGCTGCGGCAAAAACTTTTAGGGACAAGGTTGCTCCAAATCTTCTGAGGGTGAACATGGACCCTTATAGGGTTCAAGAAATTCAAGCAGCCCTCGATCAAGTGGAAAGTTTTGTTTTGCCCGCACAGGCAAAGCTGACTTTTGCGCAGGATGTCGTCCAAAAGGCCATCAGGCAGTATGCCATTCCTCGCGCAGGAACGGGCGTTATGGAAAAGGTTGGCGGTCAATGAGCAAGAAGACCAGCGGCATCAACCCTGACCTAGAAAAAGCCGTCAGCGATCTCCTGAAAGCGGTCATGTTAGACGCGTCTGTAGACCTTGAGGTTAAGCTTAAGGTAATAGATCGTGCAATGAATTTAGAAAAGATTAAACAGAAAATGTCGGACGACGCCTATGGCTCTGGCTTTCTGACTGAGGATGATGTCTAATGCCAACGCAACAAACGTTGGGGACAAATCGTGGATGCTTCTGTTATAGCGCTCGTGCGCACGGCCTTGGCCGTCGTCACATCTCGGCTACTGACCCTCATGGGTTTGTGGATGACTTTCGGTCTCGCTGCTTGGGCCATGTATGCTCCGTCGATGGAGCGCCTGTACATCGCCGTCGGGTTTGCGGTGCTGGTTTACATCCCAAGCCTAACCAAAGAAACGCGTGGACCTAAGAAGGAGCCTGCCCGTGAAAGACCGCAACAACAAGAACAGCCCGAATGATGCAGTGCACCCCAATCTAGGGGCGCATTCCATTCCCATCCGTCCCCAGAAGCCCCGTGACGGCTATGGGTACGGTGGCGGCACCTTCACTCCTGGCAAGGCCCCAATGGGGGGCTTTCAGTCTGTCTGGAATTTCTCTGGTCGTCCTGACGACTACAAGAATTCTCCCGTCAGCAAGCCGGAGAAGGGTGGCGTCTAATGTCCATCAACTCTGCTTTCCAGGCAATGAGCAAGACGTATAAGGCCAACGCCACTACGTCCACCCAGACGATCACCGTTACGCCTGACGCGCCTTGCTCCAAATTACTCGTGGCGAACCATCAGCCCACGGGTTCTGGCGGTCAGCCGGTGTATTTTTTGGTCAGCAGCAATGCTTCGATAACGGTGTCTTTGCCTGCGAACGCATCTCCTGCCTATTGCTTGGTGTCCGTGCCTGGCACGATCAAGACCTACCAGATACCCGGTGGGGCTTCGGCCTCGTCCCCGATCTATATCGCCTTCATTGGTGAGGCGGCCTCTGAGTGCTACTTCACTTTGGGCGAAGGTGTCTAATGTCAGGCCCGTCTCTCAGCGTTGGACGCGGTGAGAAACAATCTGTGAAGGCCGGTGGCGGTCTCACGGCAAAGGGCCGCCGCAAGTACAACAAGGCCACCGGATCGAAGCTGAAGGCCCCGACCAAAGACCCCAAGAGTGGACGCCACAAGAGCTTCTGCGCTCGTTCGAAGAAGTGGAAGGGTGAGCGCGGAAAAGCTGCAAGAAGGCGTTGGGGTTGCAGATGACATCAACTGCTGAGAAACAAGAAAAGATTGCTCTTGAGATGGCGGCGAGCGTCAGCAAGGGCGCGCTGGTCGAAAAGATTACCTTTGCCGGTATCCCGATCCTGTTTTCTTGCGTCGTCTACCTTATGAGCGCCCTGTCCAGCGCGAACAATGAAATCATCCAGCTCAAGTCAAAAATTGCGGTGGTCGTCAACGCTGATAACAAGGCTATTCCCCCGCAAGGCACCACCATCGACATGGCGCAGATCCGAGAAAATCTGAGCGAGCAAATTTCCAAGGTCGAGAAGGAAAGCGCCTTGGCTCGCGCCGCCATGACGCTCGACCGCGAACGATCAATGTCCGCTATCGAAAAGAGTCGCATGGATATGGTGGCTGATGCTGCCGCAGCTCGCGCCTCCATTCGGTTTGACACGGCGCAGATGATTGCGGCGCTGGATAAGCGTGTCACTCTTTTAGAGAAGGGAAAATAACCATGCAGATGAGCCCAGAAGGCATCAACGCCCTTCTCAAGAAGTTCGAAGGTTGCAAGCTAACGGCCTATCGTTGCCCGGCCAACGTCTGCACCATAGGTTACGGCCATACAACGGCTGCTGGAGCTCCTCCGGTTAAGGACGGCATGAAGATTACCCAGCAACAGGCGGACGACATCCTGTCGCGTGATCTGCAACAGTACGAGGCCGCTGTGACGATGATGGTTCACCAGCCTCTGACGCAGCACCAATTCGACGTTCTCGTGGACTTCGCCTACAACGCTGGCATTGGCAACCTGAAGTCTTCCACACTTCTCAAGAAGGTGAACGCGGCGCAGTTTAACGAAGTGCCCGCAGAGCTTTTGAAGTGGACCAAGGGCGGCGGGAAAGTTCTTCCCGGTCTAGTACGTCGTCGTCAGGCTGAAGGGGCTTGGTGGGTCTCTGGAGAGCCTGCGGCCACATCTGTTCCCGTGGAGATACCGACAGAAGATGAACATGAACAGCGCACCGATCCCGATCCTGTACCTGTACGAACAATGGCGGACAGCAAACAAGGTAATGCGGCGCTGGTCACGGCTGGCCTCGGAAGTTTGGGTGTTGCAAAGGAAATCGCTGCTCAGGCTCAAGACGCGTCTGAAACGGCAAATCAGTTTGTTGGTTTACTCAGCAACCCCAATTTCCTTATCATGTCCGCCGTCGTTGGCTTGGCGGCGGCCATATGGTTTTTCCGTAAGAAACACATGGAAGAGCATAATGTTTAATCTGCTCTTCACTCCGCTAGGACGCTATCTGGCAATGGCATTTGTAGCCATTGTCGTCTTGTCTGGCGTGTATTTCAAAATCAGGGCTGATGCTATCGCAGAGATCGAAGCGAAGGCCACTGCGGACGCTCTCAAGAGGGTTGAACATGCGATTACTGCTGGCGATGCTGCTGATGTTTCCCCTGATGGCTTGTTCAAGTCTGACGGGCACAAGCGAGACTAATCAGACGGCATGTTACGTCTGGAAGGACATCTCTTGGTCTTCAAAAGATACCCCCCAGACGATAACTGAGATCAAGGTGAACAACGCACGCAGAGACGGCTATTGCGGCCCCTCTTCAACCAAGTTTTCCTTGTCTATTGGCAACTGACCTTCGAACAGATATGTGCCGACGTGTCCCGGCGTGAGCCAGGGCGCAGCCCATATCTTTCCGCCGATCTCCCGCCATTCTCGGCAAAAATGGTAATCCTCGGATAGAAGGCGCTCCGTCCCCGGCTCAATGCTGAGGGAGAAGAAGTTGTAGATGCGCTCTTTGTCCTGGATCGAACCGGACAAATCAACCATGTCGTTTAAGTAGCTTTCGGTAGTTTCTTTAAGCTTTTCAAACACTTCGCGCTTGATCAGCATCATGCCCGTGCCGCCCGCCCATATCTCAAACGGTTCGTTCACATTTACGGTTGCGGAGCCCGCATATCCAGCCAGATTGATCACCCATGATCCCGTGTGGTGTTTCAGCTCCTCGGCGGGCGTGCCGGACTCAACTGCCTGCTTGATCATAGGCCAGTTGATTTCCTTCTTGGGATATATCCCGCAGATCACGTCCTTATCGGCCTCCAGCATCTTGTAAATGCCATTGGCGTCAAATCTCAGGTCAGCGTCTATGAACAGAAGGTGAGTGCTGTCTGTCTTCAGAAATGCATGAGCCAGGCTGTTGCGTGCGCGCTGGATCAGGCTCTCGTTGAAGACAAAGGACAACGCGGACTCGACGTTGTTCTGCATAAACACGTTTTGCATCTGTAGAATACACTGTGTGTAGAAACCCGTGCACATACCCCCGTACATGGGGGTTGCGGCAAATACCTTGCGCTTCTCAGACATCATATTCTCCAGAGTTGGGCATTATGGGAGCCAATTTCTTGGCAAGTTCGGACATAACTGCATCTTCAGCAGCCTGGTCAGTGCTGGCGGTGGCGAACTGATACGAGAACGCTTCGTAATTGATGTTGTCAGAGTAATGTTCAACGTTCAGGCGGTCATACTTCTTTCTGGCGTCCTTCAAGCACTTCAAAATCACCGTTATTTCGTATGGAGTCACGTCACGGTCTAGAATGATTGACGCCAACTTTGCTGTGCGTTCAAACATCTCTTGAACCGGACCATATTTAGTGTCTCGATCACGCAAGATGTTGATGGCGTTGGTAAGCACGTCTGTATGGTTCATTTTGTTAGTCCCCAGCTAATAGTTATCAGCACCATGCCGACAACAAACCAAAACGCAGCTACTTCGAACTCACTCAACTTTCCCCTCCAGTGCTTTGTTGGCATAATCCCTAATTTCGTAAATGGTTTTGATTGGCTCAGATACGCTGATTGGATACCATGCATAGATATGGGCCAGCGCCGCCTCCAGCTTCTCGATGCGGTCGGCGGCATCAAGCATTGCTAATTCATTTCGGCTACAGTCGCGCCGCTCTGGTGCGCAATAAAGCAGTCGCTTCACAAGATCATCAGTCATTTTTATCCTCCAGTGCTTTTAAATCAGTCATCGCGGCCACTCCCCAACGTCTTTCAGCGCTTCTTTGGCGACCCATACACACGTTTCTATTTCGTGTTCTTCAAGTCCAACAATCTTGTAAAGCGCATCACATAGCTTCTCGTATTTGCCATGTAACTCATCGTAATGAGCCCCCCAGCTTTTGTTGATAGCCTTCTCTGTACCAAGCTCAATCATCACCGCTTCCATGCGATCCTCTGTCCACTTGCCCGCTACCTTGTGGTTTATCGTATCCATCATTCGTCCCCTTCATTGATACCATCACGGTTGTTGATCCTGCGGCGGCATATGTCTTGTTCACATAAAGATCGACAATCTGCATATCATCGCCGTACACCACACCATTCATCGCGTCACACAACAGTTTCACCACATTGTCCAAATCAGGCTTCGAAGTAGGAAATAGTTTTCCTTCCTCTATTCGTTTTCGCTTCTCCACCGTAAAACTTTTGGGTATTGCCACGCTTATGCTAAAAGTAGCCTCTAATGGGCCGATAAGCGGTGCAAGACCACGCATAGCGGTTGCCGCCAGCATCTTGATGTACGCCTCTTGGTTGACCGTCTGCGGGGGCGTATAAACCCGTCCTGTGCGAGCGAAACGGGGGCGTTGCTTCCCCCGTGCCGTTCCTGGAATGACGAAAACGATGGTACTCAAAACGGGATCGTTTCGTCTTCATTGACCGGTTTCGGCCACTGCTTGTCCGCGTTCGCGGAATAATTGTCCACTGCGAGCGAAATAAGATGATTTTTAGGAGTCTTCTTTCTCCAGCCAGAAATCTTTATTTCTGAGCCTTTCGTGTAGTCCCTGTCGAGAATGAGCTTTCCCTTATAATCGGGTGCTTTCTCGTGTTTCTTGTCTTCGTTGAAGAACAGAACGCCGGAACCATCCTTGTTTTTGTAATCAGCCATTTTCCACCTCGCTTTCTTCCTCGCCAAACAGCCTGGCGATGGTTTCCGTGTTGAATTCCTTCAGATAGTGCAACTTTTCAGCTTTTTCAGCTTCCGGCACTTTTTTGGCGTTTCTGATCTTCTCCAAAAGGTCCAAATAAGTGTCTTTCCACTCTTCTTCGCCAGCGCACCATTTGTAGACCTTCACAGACCCGTCCGCGTCAGGAACATACAAGGCAATTCCTTCCTTCAATGGCTCGGCCTCCAAAACCTCAATTCTGGGCACCTGCTGAGCGGGTTGGAAATCCATCACTTCATCAGGGGTGTACTCTCCCGTGAGAACTCCAGGGTACACAGTACGAATTCCCTCGGAGATCACACGGGCACGCAACATGGCACGCGGGTAGTTCTTCCAATTGTCCTTTCCGGCAAGACCGATCTCTTTGGCTTGCTTGAGTGTCCAAGACAATGTGAGAGAACCGCCTTGGGC